GTGCCCTTACTTTTAAAGTTCCTGGCGCAATTGATATTATAAAAAGTATTCTTTTTGCTAAAGACGACTATCGCATCAAACACGCTGAAGCCGAAAAGGCTGAATTGGAAGTATGGGAAAAGAAAGCAGAACTTTTGCAAAAAATTAAAGACTCTGGAATAGATCCAGAATCTTTAAACGATCCAGTTAATGCATTACTTTCAGGTTGCTCTACTCTAGAAGTAGAGCCAATCATTTTAGATGATGCATCTGCAGCCAATGTTCCAGTGGCAAACGAAGTGCAAGAATCTCAAGATATAGAGGATGAGTAAATTTACCCGCAAAACAAAGTCCCACCATCCAAAGCAACACAATATAGTTATTTTCATTACCTCCAAAAGCAATTGATATTAATTTAAAAAAGATACTTAAAAGAAGGACAAATGAAAAAATAAGAATTAATAAATCTACAATTTTTAGAAACTGTTTTTTCATAACATTACCTCCTCTTTTTCGTATTATATCTGAATTTTTTGTATACAACAATAGGAAAACTTATTGAAAATAACTATATATTTAAAGAAAGGAGTCCCTATGACTACGACATTATTTATCCAATATCTATTGGAGCGTTTTAAAATTGAGCATAAAAAGCGTGATCGTTCCGGAGTTTATGGACTGACGCAACGATTAATGGCTTATAAGATTGAAGGCAGCACTTTAACCGAAGACCAGACTGCTTCTCTCTTCGACACCGGTATCTTGCCAAAGACAGATGATTACTATCGCGCAAAAGATGTTGAAGAAATGAACGGGCACTTCCTGATGTTTAATAAAATGTTAGAAACTTTAGACCGTGATCTCTCACAGGAGCTGATCAAGCAGTTTCACTATGAATTAAAAAGCGGCGTATTTGAAGATCGCGCTAATGGATATGCTATCGGAGAATATAAGAAACGAGCAAATATGGTTGGGATATACAAAACTGCTTTGCCGAGTCAGGTAAATGATGAAATGGATTCGCTCTTTGCCTGGTACGATGCGCAGAATGTTTCTCTTGATACCCTTGCAGAATTCCATGCACGCTATGAAAGTATCCACCCATTCCAGGACGGAAACGGACGAACAGGGCGTCTGATCTTATTCCGTGAATGCTTGCGTCATGATATTGCTCCTTTCATTATTGAAGACAGCAATCGTCCTGAATATTTAGAAGCATTGAAAGCATTCCGTCAAAACAACTCGACCAAAGAACTGGTAGCATTGTTCGAAAAGGAACAAGATTATTATCGTCAAAGATGCCAGTACTTTTTGGAAGAATAATAGTTCAAAATAAGAAAACCGCCCCTGCTACCAACAGGAACGGCTTTTCATAGGCAATACCGAAGATGGTATCAACCAAACTTTTGACCTACATATTGTATCATCTTCGAACAGCTATCGCAAGCAGAACGCTAGTTCTCTGCTGGCTGTTATTTTTATACTCATTTTTAGTGCGACGTCGCACATATACTAAGGAAAGGTGATACATATGCAATATGAAGAATATCTTATCTATCTCCGGAAGTCCCGAAGTGATGCTTCTCTGGAAGCTATGGGCGTGGATGTCCTGGAACGGCATGAGCAGATCTTACTTGATCTTGCCAAACGAATGAACTTATCCATTGGCGGGATCTACCGTGAAGTCGTTTCCGGAGAGTCTATATCCGCGCGTCCGGAAATGCAGAAGCTTTTATCCGAAGTAGAATCCGGACGTTGGGAAGGTGTACTCGTAATGGAAGTGGAACGTCTGGCAAGAGGTGATACGGTCGATCAGGGAATTGTTCAAAGAGCTTTCCAATATTCCGGAACGAAGATCATCACTCCAACAAAGACCTATAATCCAAATAATGAATTTGACGAAGAATACTTTGAGTTCGGACTCTTCATGAGCCGGAGGGAATACAAGACAATCCGCCGCCGGATGCGCGCCGGTGTGACTGCTGCCGTGAAGGAAGGAAAATGGCCGTTCAATCAGGCACCCTACGGCTGGCAACGCGTGAAGCTCGAACATGGGCGTGGATGGGTTCTCGCTCCGGATCCGGACGAAGCTCCGGTCGTGAAACTTATCTTCCGGCTCTATACCGGTCCCGATCGCATCGGAATTACCCACATCTGCAGATATCTGGATAACCGGGGAATCAAGCCAAGGAACGGAGATACCTGGCTGGAATGCAGCGTTATGGGAATCTTGAGGAACGTTGTTAATGATCAGCGAGTCGGCATTGGGCGAAGAAAGGTTGTAAAGCAAGTCCAGAACGGCTCCGTCAGCAAAGTACGTCCTCATAGTGATTATGATTTCACTGCTCCAGGACTGCAGCCACGATTGATTGATCATGATGTATTCCTCGAAGCGCAGGAATATCTCGCCAAAAACTCTCATAAGCTGCCGGAATCCTATGGAATTAAAAACCCACTCGCCGGAATCCTGGTCTGCTCCTGCTGCGGAAAGAAAATGCAGAGAAGACCGGCTTCCAGGGACGGCTCTTCCGGAAGATGTCCATATGACGTTTTAATGTGCAATACCAGAGGCTGTCCCACCATCGGCTCAACGCTTGAGCTGGTAGAGCGTGAACTCATACAGGCACTATCCGACTGGGTAGCTGGATACCAGTTAGATCCGACTCTGGAAGTTGAGAACAAAGTTCCGGAAAAAGAACAGCTTCTCTCTTCCGCTGTCAACAATCACGATTTATTACTAAAACAAAATGGAAACTTATACGATCTGTTGGAACAGGGAGTCTACACCACCGAGATCTTTCTGGAACGTTCCCACGAATTACAGAAACGTATCAAAGAATCGGAAGCACATATAGAAATTCTGAAAAAAGATCTGAAATATGAAAAAGAGAAAATAGCAAACATAGAGAACTTTATCCCTTCCTGCAAGGAGCTTCTCTCCTGTTACTGGGACTTATCCGCCCAGGACCGGAACAAAGCTCTGAAAATGCTCCTGGAAAGTGTCGAATACACGAAAACCAAGCGAAATCGTAAGGGAGATAAGGATAATCCTACTTTTACACTGAATTTAAAGCCCCGAATCCCGCGTATTTAGGGGCTTTTTCATTAGCGACAACATTTATGGGCGCAAGAACTGGCTCACTTAGAAATCGTCTGTGCTATTGTTTATCAACTTACAAAAAATATGACAATGGAAGAATTAGAAAAATCCGGTTTTGATAAATATTATGTAGATCATACGCTTGCACTCTGGCCACAGTCTGCCGGCGGTGTTCCTTGGAGCGCCACTACTTTCCAGTCCAAAGGTGATCCCATCACCGATTTAAGCGAAGATATGGCTGCGGATGGTGCGATTGTGTAAAGACAACATTTAATGTTTTAAAGATAGTTCCCGAACATCTGGCATACTAGCTGCCAGATATGAGAACTTTAGAAATTCCAAT